CTTCCATTCCGAAGTCAGAACATACCTCATACGAGTATCGACAGCGGAACCGACGGAGGCATCTCCGTTGGTAGCTATAATTCTTTGACTAATTACAGGATGGCAGTAGGTGTGGACATAGCCCTCCCCTTTGGCCCAAAAACTAAGAGTATATTCTTCCGATGGCGTGAACGGTACATTCACCTGCTGGCGAACTTCTGCATAATCGGCGGAAGTCGGAACTTTGCAATATACGACGTTTAGACCTAAATATTGTTCAGACAGAATTTGCCCTTCTCCGCTCCAATGATCGGAAAAATTTTTTGTGCCGTTCAGAATATTCACTCCGCCAATCTGTACGGCATCCACCGCGGCGTCAGCCGCATTTTTTGCCATTGCATCCGCGATGAGATTGGCGAACCGGCTCACTTCCGCGTCATAGTTAGCGAAATAAGTATTGTAACTTGACCGTTGCGCATCGGTCAGGGTCGTATCGGAATCTATATTGACCGCAACCGTCCCGGACAGGAAGTTTTTCAAGGTATTGTAGGCGGCGGACAAATCGGCAATCGATACGCCGTATGTCGTCGCATCGTCCTGGTAAGATGCGTATTCTTTGTCGATCTGGGCGACTTTATTGCGTAGCGTGGCCTTTTCTTCTTTGGATATTACGCTATCCGAGGCCATCTGACGCAGCCTGAGTTGGGCATCATTCACATCTTCCCAGTCGGATTCGGAAGCGGTAGAACCCTCGGCTTTATTAGCGTTACTAACATAGATGACTCCCGATGTTTTAATCCATATATCATTTACGCTATACGGAACGGCGGGGGGGCTGTCTCCATAAAACAGCTTAGCTTTCGTTCCGGCCAGTCCCAATGCTTCGCGGGCTTCTGATAGAGCCTGCGCCGCACCGCTATCGGCAACTCGTAGCCATTGGTATGTATTGTTTTGATATGAAAATTTATACCGCTCCGTAACATTTTCCCCGTCAATGACTACAAATCTGTCGTAATAATCCCCGATATGGCGATTCTTTTCCTCGGTGCTCGCCCATTCGTTTGCAGGGGCATTATTGAGCGTAGGCACTTCCGTCCCTTCGTAAGATGTAATCGATCCGTCGATCTGGCTTTGCAAATCCGGGATGATCGTATCGTTAAGCACGTTTACCGCCGTTTGCAATTCCTGCGACAGTTGATACGCCCCCTGTGCAGTAGTGTTGATTGCCGTCTGGATGTATTTATTTGCTTCTTCTAATCGGGTGTTAAATGTGCCGTAAGCCGTGTTGAAGATGTCGTATTTAGAATCCACGTCAGATTTCTCCGTGGGAGTGGCTACGCCGTCCGCCGATGCCGATTGGATCGATGTCAATAGGTTTGCGACAGCCGTGTCGAAAGCGGTTTTCGCCGCGGCAAGATTCGTCTTGGCCGTGCCGGTCAGCAGCGTATTATTATATACGGTGCTGTATGACGTATCGACGCTTTCTTTGGTTTCGCCAACGGTATTGGTATACTTTTCAATGGCCGCGGCTTCCGCGCGGTCTATCACTCCGTCGGCGAACGCCTCGTCGGTGAAATTCTTCAGACTGGTAACGGTTTTGTCGAGGGCGCTTGCCGTATCTTTCGCGTCCTGCGCGGTCTCCTTCGCCGTATCGATATCCTGTTTTACCGCCGGCCACTCCGACAGATTATTCAGTCCCGAACTGTTTTTGCCGATTGTTATATCGGAATTAATTTTCACTCTCGGCCTGGTGTCGCCGGAGGCCTGTTGGAAGGTGATGTAAGTCGCTTCGGGATCATCCAGGTTTCTATCCCCGACGAACATATCCCCGTATACATACTGATAGGCCCGGCCTGTCACCGGATTCACTCCGATACCGACATAGTTCTTATCCGTCAGGTCGAAGGAGTCGATTTTTGCTAATACCTGAATGGATCCGCCGTCCCTTGCGTCGATTACGATTGCCGATTGACGGGCGATGTCGGTTCTGTTACCGAACTGCACGATATTGTCCCCTTCCGCAGGGATGCCGCTGCCGTCTTTATCTGTTTTGGAGATATCCACATAATCGTCTCCCACACCGGTAACGAGCGCCCAAAAATATTTAATGATGCTTTTATTGTCGGGGGAATAACGCTGACATCTTGCCTGATCGCCCACGACGATACCGCTATATCTTGTACCGTTCTTGTTGTCGTAGTAGCAGCGATAGTAAGTGTTTTCCTCTTGTACGGACGTACATTCGAAACCACCATTCGAAAATACCGTCTCTCCGAGCCTGAAAGACATCTGGTTTATGATGAGCTCGTTGAATACCGCTTCTTTACGGATAATCATCTTGTCCGCCTCCACGACGCTACTACCCGTGCTATCTTTATATATGGCCGCGCCGGATCCGCTGATGTTTCCCTTGCGGAAATTGTCCGTAGCGAACTTATCTTTTGCGATAATTTCAGCGCCGGACTCAATATTCCCCTGCGCGGTAACGTTGCCCTTCGCATCGATGTCCTGACCGGCTGTGATGCTCTTTTGCGTCTGGATGTCACCTCCGGATTGTATGTCTTTTTCGACCGTCAGGCTTCCGGCGGCATTCATGTTCCCGGCAGCGAAATCCAGTGCTTTGCGTCCGCCTTTAGGGTGAAAGTTCTCCATAGCACGGAGCGCGGAGAAAACGTTATAGTCGGTCGGGGCCGTATTGTCGTATTTACGGATAATGTAGATACCTACGCCGGATACGACGCCGATCCTCTCCGCGTACTGATTTTCCTTGATGTTGGTTTCGATGCTTCCCAGGCGGGAATAGACCGTATTGTCGCCGACGGTGTAGGTGGCTTCGTATGGATTGATAAGTTTCTTTTCATAAGCCTGAATACGCGAACTTCTACCAATGGAGCCGAACCTATCGCCTACGAGCTTTACTTTTTGCCCCAAGTCGTAGTTTTTATCGTTTACCTGACAATAAACCGGGTTGGTGGGGCATTCATAAACATTCGTATCGCTACTGTTTTTCTTGGCCCATGTTTTACCGTGTTTCAATAATTCCTGCTCGGCCTCGGTAGTGCGTTGTTTAGGTAGCCTGACACCCGTCAATATGAATTTATTTCCCGGTTCGGGTTTGAGGTTTTCATTTGGGATCGTGATAGAACCTTCGCCCTCGGTTACAGCGATTATTTCGAACTTTTTATCGAATGCCTTTGTATTGATGCTTAATTCAAATTCTCGCCCTTCCAGCGGCCCGCTTTCAAATGTACATCGAATGGTCTCGCCCTCGATGATGTCAGAAGGCGTGAATGGAGTATTTGCAACATACATGATGTATGCTGTGAATTTATTACCCTCATCATCGACACGTTCCTCTGTCTCTACCGATGTAACTGTCTCCGTGTTTTTGGGAAATACGTCCTCAAAAAAGACAAGCTGTTCTACGATGTCTTCTTTAGCAAGCGGTTCCCAGGCATCGATGTAAGGAATGCCGTCGGGCAATCTTAAACGAATCTCTGAAATATGATTGGTAACTCCGCCTTGAGAGGCGTGCCCGTAATCGCTGGTTAGATTGCGCGTCGATCCGAACACATAAAATCGTGTACCGTAATTACTATTGTCGCCGGATCTGCGTGGCATAGTGGCAACGACTTCTCCCCGTCGGAAAATTTCTTCGCTTCCGAATTCCAGTTTTCCGAAACAGATGTAGACGAGATCCCCGTTCTGTTCAATCCACCACTCACAATCGAATTCGTTCGCAATCATTCCGAGGGCATCATACAATTTATCCCCGCTAAACGATATGCCCTTCGTTATTTCCGACAAATCTTCAGGAACATCCTTCACCACCCAATTGGACGATCCAAGTTCGTGATTGATGCACTCGGCTATGAGATTGCCAAAGCTGGTAAGAGTCGTTGTGAGAGCGAATACAGCTTCTTCGAAACCCTGTCCACGATAAAATACATTGTATTTTTTAAGATGCCCTTCTACTCCTTCGAACTGGATTGAATACTTCCATCCTCCGGTCTCTTCGTTAAAATCGGGATCTACATCCGTAAATATTTCAAAACGAAAGCCTTCGTAAATGATATAACAACCCTTCGGGAATTCGATGTTTTCAGCGAGTTCAAAGTCGAGACGTACATAATTCTCGCCCATCAATGCGTGGTGGCGAACCGATGTATCCAGAATAGGAACTTCCACCAATATCGCATTTGATCTATCATATATTTCAATCATAGCCTGCATGTTACGCAAGCGAAGATCATCACGGGCGGCACATTATGCCATAGTTTCCAATATTAAAACGTGACAACCGGGAGATTGTCACGTTTTAGGTTTTATATCGTCTCTCTGTCTTTCGGATTCGGTTCGTTGAATGAAAAAACAAATTTCCCGAATCCCAATTTTCCGATCACTTGGCTTGGCGAACTTGAATAATACAGTTTGTACACACGTTTGAGGATCGGCACTTTCAGCAAAATTTCTCCTTTAGCGATCTCGTTAAGAAAGCTTTCGTATCGCTCCAAGTATTCGGACTGTGTCGATCCCTCTATCGTGATAGTTAATTGTACATCCCGTTCATCAAGGCGCGGATTATTGTATAGGATTTGCTTCCCGTCTTCAGCACGTGATTTGTTTGTTACATACGATTTTGCGGGAGGCGGGGTGAGCAGGTTTTCCAGAAAGTTATCACCCATATTCGCTCCCCATGTCTTCCAGGCGTCTTTATTGTTGATGTAAAAATCTCCTTCCATTGCTTTAATCGTTACATTTCACAATTTTCACATTTCCAGTGCTGTTTATGTTCCCGCCATGACAGATAACGGTTGCTGTCGCATTACCGGAACACACAACATTTACGTTCGCGTGATCGTACACCTTTACAAACACACGGGCATGTCCGCTAGCCTTTATGGATACATTGCTTTGGTGACGTGCATAAACGGTTCCAGTGCCGAAATCATCGTATACAATCATTCCTACACAACATCCATTGCATACGACTTCCTGCAAATTGGACGTATTAACAACATCGTCAACGAATATTCCGTGTTGTTGCATAATCCCGTCGAAATGCTTTTTCATATATGTGCACGACGGATAATCGTGATCGATGCAGAAATCGAGTCCTTTTATGTACATTTGACACAGAGAATGTTTATCTTCGTTTTGCCATCTTTTTTGCCACGGCGTACACAAGCCTAACGCGATTGCCTTTTCTTTCAATTCATCGGATACATTCATAATCAACTTCCTCCAAGACTGTTACTGATTCGTTTTAATATCGGATTGGTTTCTGTCCTGATGACATTCACTGCCTCTTCCGTATTCTTGCGGATATATTGTAGGTGTATCATCGACGTTTCGGCCATAGATCTTAATTCGGTTGATCTGGTCAATAACCGGCTTATATTCATATCTATGCCGGTATGTGAAATCATAAATTGTTTGAAACGCGCAATGTGTTCATTCAGATTGTTATATATCCCCCTTACATCCGACTGAATCGCAGTAAAACGCCCATTCAGTTCCGATCCGGTATCCTGCGACATGGCTTCATATCCTTTTGATGTGCCTGTCTGCTTCTTTCCCTCCGCTTCGCCCATCAAATCGAATCCGGCATCCTTAGCGGCTTTCACCATGCTATTCCATAGACTCTTCGACGTTCCTACGGTTCCTTGCAGGGCGGCAAATTGCGACGTAAGACCTTCCATGTCTTTCACTGATAATTGTCCGTCACCGAAAGCGCCGCTCTGTCCATCTTCGCCAAACAGGTATTTGCGAAGTTTTTCCATTGCGGGTTGAATAACTTGTAGTTCTATCATCCGGGAGACGAGATTCTTTATGATGTCGTTGACCGAGTTGTCGAATGCCGCTGCCGCATCTTCACCGGCGGCAAAAGCACTCACAAGGGCCGAGGCAATGGAACTCGACCAATCCTTCAGGGTTGCATCGAATTCTTGGCTGAACAGATCTTCGTAGAAGTACTTTATCTGATCGTCGAGTTCGGCAATCTGTTTTTCATACTCTTTGACGGCGTTGCGGTCTGTCTTTTTTTTCTCTTCCTCTTTGATCCGCATCTGATCGATAGCATCGCGCTGCGCCTTCAGGTTATTCAACTGTGCTTTTGCCTGACTCCCCGTCGTGCCGCCCAACTGTCGTTCTATTACCTTTTGTAACTTCTCGTAGGTAGCCTGTAAATCCGTCACGTACTCCTGGAGTCGCTTGATCTGTTTCGACAACTTAGCGTCCTTGTTTCCAATACCGAATAAGCTGCCTATCACCTTACCGATACCTCCGATAACTTTAAATCCACCCGTAACGATGGAAAAAGGCTTGCTAAAATCGACCGTTTCAAGCCCGGAAATAATCTGATCGACGCCTTTAAATGCTCCGGATATCTCTTCCGGGATATTAACACCAAAACTTTCAAGCGCGCCGGTAAACGCTTTCGCGGCGTCAAATCCTTCGCGGGCTTTAGCAGCATATTCATGGGTGGCTTCCGTTAATCTTGCCTGAGCTTCGTATCTTCTTTGTTCGGCCTCGGTCAACTTTTTTTCTGCTTTGGCTAAATCCAGAACCACTTCGACGAGCTTTTGGGATTTAGGGTCGTATTCCAACCCGGCATACACAGTCTGTCCGGATTCCACTTTCCGGAGATCGTCTTTGGCCTTCTGGTAGTCGGCATTTGCATTCTGATAATTGCCGAAAGCGGCTTTCAATGCTTCGCCCGGTTTCAACTCATTGATCTTCCTGTCCAGTTCGTTGTATGCTTCGACCAAGTTTTTGAGATCGGTCGGATCGAGGGCCGTTTTCGACTCCTGGATGTACTGCTGTAAGCTGTTTTTAAGGTTCTGCAACGTGGAATACGCAACTCTATCCAAGTCGCCGAATATCTGTTCCCAATTCAGGTTCTTTTTAAATTCTTCGACATCGAGTTCCGACATAGCTTTCTTAAACTCTCCCCGGAGGGACAGTTTTTCGTTCATCGACGTTGTTTGGGCTGCCTTCTTTTGATATTCCTGGGTTATTGCCAACTTTTTTTGCTGATAATTCCCGTATTTCTTCAAGTAGTCATTGAGTCCCTGAATCTCTTGATCGATCAATTTCTGATTGTCTTGAGCCTGTTTTTCCAGTACTGCATTTTGTAGTTCGGCAAATTTGGGCGCAGCTTCGGCGGCGGCGTTTTTTAATGCAGATGCGTAGTCGAATTTCTTATTTTTATTTTCCGGCTTAGATTTAAATTCCGTCTTTTGATTATCAGCAATTTTACGGATGTAATCTTGCTTCTGCCGGTCTATTTCCTGTATTTCCTTTTCGTGATCCAGTTTCATTTGGGCAAGGATTTTCTCCGAGCCCTCTTTCATGGCATTTATCCGGGCTTGTTCTATCGCGTTTTGCAGATCCTCTACTTCCCTGGAAATATCCTCTTCTTGTTTGTGCAGCCTGTCGGTATAATCTTTTGGTATGCCCATTGTGCTGCTCGATGCTTTGAAGTCCATCACATCGCTAACACCGATATATTTTTTAAGGCTTTCCATAGTTGCCTCTAAGCCATCTAAATATCCTACTAAATCTACATCCTCTCCTGTTGTTTCTTTAATTTTATCCTCAAGTCTATCGTATGAAGCACTGACCTGTTTTTCTATTTCATTAATTGCATTTTTATAACTATCAATAATACCTTTGTCTGCTCCGCCTAAAATTGCTTTATTCATATCGGCGGTGATTCGTTCTACTGAATTGATAGATTCCTGTATTTTTTTATAATCGTTGCTATTAATGATATCTATTTTTTGACCCTCGATCTCTACGATCTTGTTAAATGCAGCTTTAGCCTTTGCAGAACGCATGGTTTCTTCTGTCATCCTTGCGTATGCATTCGCAGCATTACCAGCCAATATCTCTTCATTTGATAAACTCCCTAAATATTCGGGATACAATCGCTTTAGTTCTTTTGCCGCCGCAATTCGATCCTCCATCGACGCAGAGGCATTTTGAGTCGCACTATACAAAAGTTTAAGTTTAACAATCTCCGCTTGCGCATTCTTAGCCCCTTCGGACATTGCTTCGTTTAGGGCTTTTGTACTTATTGCAGTAGCATCGAATGTATTTTTACCAGAAAACAGATTTTTGAAGAATCCTCCGATTTCCTTCCCGTAGGCCGTAATTAATGTGATGCCTACGACAAGAGCCGTCTGCCATGAAGCCACGGATTTTATAAGTTGTTTCCAAACGGGGACTCCTTTTATTCCCTGAGCCAAGAGTGCCTTGTATTCGATACTCGCTCTTTTTATCTCGTCGGCCAACATCGGCAGGTTGTTCGAAATAGCCAAGAAGAATTGTTGAGCAGATATGGTTAACGAGGGAAGTTCTCTGGCTACCTGCTGTACCTGAAAAGACAATGGATTAAATGCTGATGCGTAGTTCCCCACGTTACGACCGAACCGGCCGGTCGTACTTTCCAATTCCAGCACCTTTTTGTTCAGATTTTCTATGTTTTTCCGCAATGCCTCCCCAAAAGGAGAGTTTCGGACGTTTTCTGTGAGGTTGTCGTAAACACGCTGAAGATTCAACAAATTAGCTTGCATCTGCTTGGTCGAACCTTCAGTCGCATTAAATTCCCGTACTTGCGAACGCAGGGATATATTCAGGGCATTGATTGTCTGCTTATGCTTCATTTCGGCAGATGTCAACGACAGGCGTTTGTCGATGGCATCGCCTACCGTGATGGCATTGATAGACTCCTGCATCTGTAAACGCTTCCGTTCCTGGGCGATAATAGCCAGTTCCGCGCGTTCCTTTTCGAGATTGGCAACCGTGATCCGCATCTGGCTGTCGAGATTCGTTGCCGCCTTTACTTCGTCTTCTACGGAAGCGGCTGATAAACGGGATGCGGCGATCTTCTTTTCTTCTGCCTGTACAACCTCTTGCGAGGCGGCTATTCTTTTTTTCTCGGCAGCTATCGAATTGTTTATCTCGTTTATAATTTTGTTCTGTGCATCGACGATTCCTTTGTTGAGCCCGGAAATCTCCTTTTTTGTGTTCTTGATTTGATTTACCAGATCGTCGAATCCGCTGTCTCCCTTTTTCATGGAATGCAACTTGACATACAGTTTGTCAAGCTCTTTTTCCAATCTGATTACCTCCTGGTAATCTGCCCCGATTTTAAAATAAAGTGATGCCATAAGTCCAAATCGTCAATAGTGAGGTGTATTGGGTGAGGAAGGTTATTTCCGTCCCCGTTTCCGGTTCAGCATATCCTTCCCGGATATCTTTTCAACTTTTTTTTGCGTGTCGCCGGATGAGTAATCGAACCGGAGTTTGTCGGCGCACATCATCAGTAGGTTTTGATAGGGGATCTTTTTCACAGCTTCATCATACGAAATTCCGAGATCGAGAAAGGATGCAATCTGCCCGATCATATTATTGTTTCCCGACTTACTCGTATTGGAACTATTATCCGTAGGACTAAGCTTACACTTAGCGAACATCTCGGTTCCGTTAATCATTTCTCCGCACGCTTTCGCGGCCTCGTACAGTTGGCTGATAGTAGCATATCTACGAATGAATTTGTAGGCCAGGAATGCTCTTATATTCCTGAATATGCCGTGCCGGGTGACGGCAACGGATACGGCTTTGCATAGGCTATCCGAATTATTGTCTATCACGCGGAACCATAATATTTTCTCCAAAGGGAATGACGTTTCCGAATATTTTTCTATCATCAGGCATATATCCCAAATGACAAAAGCATATATCCGGAACCAAAATCTGCCCAATGTTACCCTTACGTAATTATTGCGCCTTATCGCCTTCGATATCAATATTGATGCTCTGTTCATCTTCTTTCCCGATCAATTCATTTAACTGTGAAAAAACAGCGCATATCTCCCTATATTGCTCGATAGGGATAGAGTCTATCACCTTTAATACATTCTCGTTTAATTCCGACAACGAAGCGCGCCTGACGATCTGTCTTTGAAGAATGCACCTACGAAAACGTGAGAAGAAGCCGCTCCCCGATACCGCCAATGCGATTATCCGGGATAAATAATTCGTGTTGTCTGGGATGTCGTTGCGGTCGAAAGAGTGCATCTTACGCAGCGTTTTAAACACGCGGCGAACTGTCAATACGGTCGGTTCCTCGAAAGTCAGGATTCGATCCCCGAATGATAAAATATTAATTCCCATGTCGATAAAAGGCGGGTCGCCCCGCCTTTAAAGATTAAATTTGACCACTATGCGCCTGGTGAGCCTTTCACTTCGCTATCATCGAACCAATATTCAGGAGCTACGCCCGATACGTCCGATTCCATCATCGTTCCTGCGACAGCCAGTCCGATAGCCCCGTCCGTATTCGCTCCCCGCGCCCCGATGGAAGCCTTCGGAAGTACAAGCCATACGTCATCCTTTGTTTTTGCAACAAGAGCCTTTTTGATATCCTGAGCACCCGATCCGCGTTTCCATCCGACGACCTGGCTCCCGGCTCCTGTAACTAACTCGCCTCCTTGCAGATCTTTTTTCTCCTGATATTGATACAATCCGATTGTGAAATTGATCGCAACATCGCCGGCCTCCCGATCTTCCCGGTAGGTGTTGCCGGTTATCTGATTCTTATACGAGGTTACGGACGCTTCTGCTTCCTCGTAAGTCCATGTATCTTGATGGACGTTTTCGATCTCGTGGAATGTGGATACGCCTTCCGATGGATGCAGGAGAGCGTACAATTTAGCCCCGCTAAATTCAGGATCTTCGATTACGGGGCCGTAAAAAAGCTGTTTAAGGCTCACCGCTGATATCTTTTTCTCTGCCATAACTTAAAGTTTAAAATTGTTTGTTTTGATAAAAAGTCTTACGTTTACGAAATAGCTCCAGGTGGCTTCGTCATGTTCGGTGGAAATGCTGTCTATCGAATAGACACCCCTTCCAGCCGGTTCATTGAAATATACGGATCGGAATTCATCCTCGGCAATATTTCCCAATTCCCTGAGACGAGGCCCGTTAGGGGTTGGATATTTCAAAGACTTGTCGTAGGGGACGAACAGATTTACATTGCCGTACCCCTTTGACCAGGGATCGTTGTTCATCGACAGGACATTGATGACGATCCGTTCAGATACATCCCTTTCCGTTACCGGTGGATGCACATCCTTATACGCGGGGATGTCGGGAAATACTTCGCGGCACTTCCGGTACAGAATATTTTTGATGTCTTCGGGTGTCATCATTTTTTGTTCAATTCTTTGACGGCATTCAGCGCCGCGCCCGACAACACATCATATCCCTTAGCCTCGACGTATGAGCCGTATGGCATTCCGACTGCAAGTATTAGCGAGCGTCCGGAATGGTCTAATCCATTCAATAGCCCGGTCGTCGCTTTTACTGCCTCGTCACGTCCATAATTATCGGCCACACGCATTTCTTTGATCCTTCCATCCGTGATAGCATAACCGGGAGAGTTGCGAAGACGGTACGTCCGGTTCTGATATCTGGTCTTGCTGGTTGCGTACCGGATAGCATTTTCGCCAGCTTCCCTCATGGCATCATCGACCTCCGCCTCCAATTGCTCGAACGCTTCCCTGATGTCCGAAATGTCTATTGCTATATCCATATCTCAGAGTAACCTAAAAAATTACATCGGCCCGGTACTGCGATAGTCCCTTCACCACGTAATTCCCCATTCGGATAACATGCTCGTACACGATCTCCGATGGAAAACTTTTTTTGACCGCTTAAAACGATATGATATCTATATACATAAGCTTGTCCGTTGATGCCGACCGTTTTCGAAGCTTCGTTATCGTCGCATCTGCACCGGCACACTTCAACCCATTCCTCCTTCCCTGTGCCGGGGATTGTATCGCCGTTGGAATCGGTTTGAGGCGATTCTTTATGCAGAAAATAGAGTATATGTGGCATGTAATACATATCACCAAAGGTCTGATGCGTCGGATATGGAACTTCCTGCTTCGCAGGCGATCCCCAGTTGATTACATAACATCCGATAATACTCCCTCAGTCCGGATTTATCCCATTGGACGGAAAATCCGTTCTCATTGACCGATTCCGGCATGGCAAGGATAGCAGGGATAATACCCGTCATCGCTCTTAATACTTGCTCCCGATTTTCTTTTGTGATTTCTGTTTCCAGCGAGATATCCGGATCTGAGAGAGTGACATCGAAAAGGTCAGCCTCCGACAGTGAAACGCCGAAGGTCTGAAACCTGTCTGTTATGTATTCGCCTACCGTCACGATTCCGTATTCAGTGAATAAATACCGTTTATTTCCGTGATTACCGGAAGCGAAAGCGATTCCGCCTTGGTAAATTCGACGCCGTTCGAATTCTGGGTTTCTCCGACTCCCCATTTGGATACCCGTATCCGTCCGTAGTTCGAATACGAAACACCTGGCTCTTCGCGCAGTTCGCTGTTGGCGTATGCGTTTTTAATGACGCCGAGATTTCCCGCCGGAACAAACACGATATTTTTCGGATTCCAGGGTTCGTAAGATCTGAAAACGCCGTTATCCTGAATCCTACATTGCCTTCTCACCGGTTCGAAAACAGGCAGCTCGTTCGAGCGCATGAATTCATTCAGGGAAGAGAGCAGCAGCGGACTCGATGATTTATCCGTTCCGAAGATCACCTGCTTCATCTTTTTGCTGCGAAGAATGAAGGACAGCTTCGACGGGGCGAGCAGAATACGGTCGAATGCCACTTTGTCGGAAGCGGCATCGACAATGCTCTGAATGTCATCGAAGACATCGACTGTATCGATATTGCCATTCGTCCAACTGGTCGTTGCGCTGCCCTTGTTCCCTTCCGGCATGTTGTAGTCGATGGTCGTATTAATCCCACCTTCGGGGTTGTTAGTCGAATCGAGAGTAGCTACGCCTTCGTTAGACAAGGCGTTCAGGATGATGATGTCCAGTTTGGCTTGAACGCCACTCACAACCGTCTTTGCGTCCCCGAACATAAGGTCGATCAATTGCTGTTTTGCGGTTCCTTCCGGGATCATCCGGCTATCAAGGATTTGCAACACCTTTCGATAGGTGTCAATCGTCATCGGAAGGGTGATCGCATGAGTCAATACCTTTTTAGCAATTGTCTCAAGCCCTTCCGTTCCGATAACCGGCTCTTTTGAATTCCGATCGATGGTGGCAGCGGCAATGCTCACATTGTACTTGCCTTTGATTTCTTCGAAATCCAGGCCTATCGTAGGATAATCCCAGGCGAAGAACCGTTCGTAGAAAACGTTATCGAAAAGCTGCTTGTGAAGTCTGGATACAGCGTCGAAGCGAAGCTGTATTTGCTTGGTCAGGTTTCCGAAAATGGAACTGTAAAAGAATTTTTCTGCCATAGCTTACTGTTTGATGAAGATGATATTCGGGTTGTTTTTCAGTGTAATCCCCTGAAGCCATGCTTCTGGGGGATCAGGAACGTATCCGCGTAAAACAACGGCATCGTAGGCAACTGACACCGTGTCGGAATCATCGCCGTTCAGAGGATCGGTCGTCTCTCCGACAACGCCGTTCGGGACATATTTTTCTTCCGAACTCGTGGTCGCGGTAGCTTCCAGAAGGATGTCGCCAGCCGCGAGTCCGGTAATGGCGGCGGAAAGAGTGATAGTGTCGTAATCGGCATTCGATGCGTCAATGGACGAAATCGTTACGCCCGTCGTCTCGCCTGCTTTCATCACGACATCGGCGGCCTGGAATAGATGATCTTTTTTAACTCTCGGCTTCGTTGTTGTGCCGCCCGTAACGACTTCGGCATGTTTTGAAATGCCTGCTGTGAGTGTGCCGGGCATAATCGATACAAGTGTGCCTCTCGGAATTCTCGTTCCTTTGGGGAACGTTTGAAGCAATTTGTATCCTCCGGGAAGAATTTTAGCTTCTCCCCTCCAAAAGACGGGCATGTTCCCCTCTTTGGTTTCTGGTGTGAATTTTACTCCCATTTGTTTGATTTTTATGTTTATTTATCCGGAAGGGCGCTCGCCCATGAATCCGCCTCTCCTTTATCGATGTCGCCGAGGGAAGCGAGCAAGCTCGAATCGTTCTTACTTCCCAGGCTTGCCGTCACGATATTTTGTTTGACTTTGGACAGGTGGGCTTTGATCGCGTTTTCATCGGCATCACTCGCAATCGAAAAGCCCTCGTCGATTCTGAACTGCGGGATGTCGAGCTCTTTCGCAATCCGCAGAATTGTAGATTCCCTCGCTTGAGCCGCCTCGCGCGCTGCATACTCTTCGACCTGTTTCTGTAAGGGGGCGACTTTTGCATCGATCTTCGCATCGATCATTTGACGGATCAAGTCTTCGTATTGAGCAGAAAAGCTCGGCTTCATGTCGGCAGTGGCTACATGCGCAATAGCGGCTTCCCCCAATTGGGATGCCGCATTAGGAGTATTCGCCGCGCTCGCCGCTTCCGCAGCACGCTGATTGCCGTATGATTCGAAGATGTTTTGAAGAGTGATTCCTTCGACAAAGGAATTCGCTTCTTCCTGGGTCGTGATTGCCTCGCTTTGACTATTTGCGATCCCTTCCAGAATGGTGTCGGGGACATCGGCAAAACGGGCTTTAAGTAATGACAAAATAGTCTCTTTCATGCTGATATTGTTTTGTTTACAATTACAACACAAAAGAGGGCACGTTCGGCACATTGGACAATGCTTCCGAAATAAAAAACGTGACAATCGCGCGATTGTCACGAAAAAGTCATTTTATCCGGAATTGGACATAAGAAAAACCAATGGTATTTTATATTATTATAATATTTATTAATTTGTAAGGGGGGGGGGGATTTTTTCTTTATATTTGTGCTTAAATATTTTAAACCTATTATTTATTGTGTTATGAAAAAACTATTATCCTTTGGAGTAACGTTTGTTGCTGCTATTTCTCTCACGTCTTGTTACAACACGCGAGTACTTGTTGGAAACGTAAAACCTAAAGAGCCTGTCGTAGAAGTTAACAAAGAATGGAACCACCATCTTATTTGTGGTCTTGTTCCTCTGGATAATGCTACTATGGACGCATCGGAATATGTTAATGGGGCGGAAAACTATATCGTAAAAACGAATCATAGCTTTTTAAATATGCTTGTTGGTTGTATAACAGGAGGTATTTATACCCCCACTCAGACTAAATACTATCTTCCGTTAAAAGATACGCAGAAAGAACAATAACATGAGAAAGCTTTTATTTTTATTTGTGGCTGCCGCCACGGTTGTATTTTCGTCCTGCTCAAAAGATGACAATAACGACGGTATTCAATTAACCAAAACAGATCTCGTAGGGGTGTGGAATGTCACATCTATCGCAACATCAGGAGACTTTAGCAATGTCCCGTCCGGCGGAATTTTAATATCTGTAAAAAACGATGATTCGTATACAGTTAAGTTCTTTAGCGATATGTACGTAGGCAGATATGAAATAAAAGGGAATACGATGGTCGGTACGACACTTGATCCTATTACGGAGTATTTTAAATTTGAAAGTCTTGAGGGTAATAAAGCTCAGATTTCATACAGTAATAGCGACGGTGGTAGATATCAGTTCAAAGTGGTAAAAAGCAAATAGTTAAGAAAAAGAAGCGAACAAAAGAAAGCCCCGGCATAGCCGGGGCTTTTGCTTTTGTGTCGTTTTTCGATCTGAACGGGAAATACCTGCAAAATATTTGTGTAATACACAAAAGTGTATTATATTTGTAATACTAACGCAGACGGGTAATATGGAAGTAGAACTAACAGAAAAAGAGTGGGATTTAATAGAATCGATACGTAATTATCATAAATCCTACCCAAATGGGAAGGATGAGCAAGAGTGGTATATAGAAATGATTCTGCAAGAATTATTGGAGCGAGATTAAACAACCAGCTTTCGGATAAATAACTGGAGGCGCAAAGCATAATAGTATGGAAATCATTGTAAAACAAAACCGTGAAACGGTTAAACAGAAAATGTCTGATATCTTGCTCGATGTATCATGGGCCAAAATATCGGAACGGTACTTCGGGAAATCGCGCTCGTGGCTTTATCATAAAATGGATGGTATGAATAATGGTAAACCGGACGACTTTAGCGAATCGGAAAAAGATATTTTGCGTGCAGCCCTGATCGATCTATCCAGAAGAATCAGTAAATGCGCGGAAAGTATTTAGTTATTCTTTTTATATGTGCGGGAAATACCTCGATTGAATAAGTAGGATATATTTTACCGCTCAAGATTGAAAATAACAAGCCTCGGAATTTCCGAGGCTTGTTTTTTACTGCTGTGCAGTTTTTCGATCTTTGAGCAGGTCGATCATTTCAATGACCGCTTCCATGAATTCCTTAAAAAAGACCTTGTCTGTTTTAAGGCGCTCCAGTACGTCGGAGACTGTGAAGTTGTTTTGCATAGAGAACGATTATGCAGAGGCAAAAAGAAACGGTTTTGCCTGTCCCGTCGTTCTCCACATAGATTCATATGCAGTGGGCGCATTAACGCACCACACGGGGGTACAAAACCGTTATGATTTTACCTATGGGAGAACAGTACAAATATAAAAGTAAATTTATTACTTATCATTGTCTATTATGGTTATTTTGTGGGGTTGATGCGGCAATAGCCTTCTTTTTGTGTAAATAATGGTGTTGCGTGGATGAGAGGGTTGGAGTCTCATTTTGACATAGTGCCGTATTGGGGAATGCTACATTATCATTTTGACTCTTTGTGTTATAATGTACTTCTTTTAGACTATATCGCACTTCTCTTTTTTGGGGAGTCAATCGCATCCCCTTGCTGTTGTTTCAGTTCTTCGATTTCGGCTTCCAGTCGTTTAATCCTTTGGTTAGCGTCATAAAGCATTGACACGAGCATGTTGTTTGTCATTTCTTCGTTATTTTTTAGGTTAATAGATTCTTTATCACTACTTGATATTTTAGGTTCGGTTTTCAACATGGGGCCTTCGCCGGTAAGGAGCCACACACGATTTATATCTTGATAGTATTTCAATATTTTTTCTACAACTCGCTCAGATAAATCCCGCCCTTCTTTACGAGATTTTCCTATAGTTCCGACAGCAATGCCTAATTGAACGGTCACTTTGTTATCGTTCAAATCGTTTATTTCCATATACTTATCGAATCTATCAATTCTCCGCATGAGATTTTGTGTAAAAAAGTTCAACGTATATTTTGAATATATGTAAATTAATTCTATATTTGCAATACGATAATTCATTCAACTGCAAAACTACCGATGGATTATCATAACGCAAATAGCAAATATATACTATTTGCGGTGAAATACAAGTTCTTTGACATCTTTCAGCCCTCATAGTCCGGTGCGGATGGATTGCTGTTACGGGTTCGACTCCCGACCGGGCGCAATACTTATATTCTTTTTTTAAACCCAATGGTTCCCTTTGCCAAATGTAATTATAATACTCTCTATCTATAAGGAACGTTAGTTACAAACAAAGGCTTCGTACCAACTGTCAGACAGGTTGTTTTCCAATATTCCTATAATCTGTGATAAGTTTTATCGAGCCATTCTGTCCAAGTACAAATATCTTCTGGTTTCAGATACATTATATTCCCACTGCGAGAACATTTAATAACCCCTTTTTCGTCCTCGGATACTACTTTCACTTGCTTGCCATCTGATTTACAAACAACTAATTGTCCTTTTGTAAATTTTCCTCCGGCAATCAATGGAAGATCTGCATTCGGATCGGGAGACGCGAAATGCTTGGTTAGTTTCCTGACATCGTTTGTCATTCCCCAAACTTTAAAAAATAAAATGATCTGCAAAATACCGAAAACGATCATTACGATCCCAAAAAACGTCATTAAACCATCCATGTTTGTAAGTTTTTAATAAGTTTTAAAGTTGCCTTCTATTGATTTTACCTTTAATAAGAAATATTTTCAGGACATCGTTTCTGTCGATAATCGTATCGCCTGAGAACCGCGGGTTCGTGGCCCGCAAAATAAATTTGCATCTATCCTCGGAAAGATACACATTCTTGATCGTTCTTAGGTTATCGCAGTTTGCGTTTGTTATAACTAAATATGGCTCTCCCCAGAGCATAGAATCAACATTGGTGATCTCCTTCACAAGAACGACTTCACCGGCAAAAAAGTCAGGTTCCATGCTCTCCCCGTAGACCGGAAAGGCAGCACAGCAATCATTCAAAGGCGGGTAACTGATAAGATATTGAGACACCTCCGGAATGTCGTTAAAGCTTTCTGCAATAGACGCTGTTACGTTGATGTCGTAAAATGGGATGCCCCGTTTTTCAGTAATCTTATCTTCGGGCCTAATAAGCATTTCGCCCTCACCGGTTAGAAGCCAAACTCGATCAAACTGAGGAAAAGTATCCGCAACTTTATTAAATAGGTTATCAGTAAGGTATTTTTCCGAACCATTAAATGCTGATGACAAATTTGTTTTGTCGAATCCAATGCATTCAGCAAATTCTTTTTTCGTAGACAGCACTTTTTCGTAGCGCAATCTTTCAAAAACATCTAACAACCTATCTTTTTTAGTCATTATATATCAATTATTTGCACATTGCTTAGCGAGGTTGTACGAAATTAATTTGTATATTCATTTGTAAATACAAATTTAATTTGTATATTTGCAATACAATAATACCGCAACAACAAAGGTAACGCGATATTATCAATGTGAAAATAGTAAAAAAATACCAAAACTATGAAAACGAGGATTAATAAAAGCGAAGTAATGAAGAGGGCCTGGAAGATTTTCAGAGGTAAAAACCCCTATTCGTACAGTTTTTCAGCAGCCTTGCGTCGCGCATGGTTTGTTGAAAAAGAAAATGCCAGGGCTGAGATTGAAAGAATCGAACGCGCCGCCGCAGTAATCCCGTCGCACAGCGACATGCCCTTGTTGGATGCGAGCCGCTATTACAATGGGGCGGATAGTTACGGAAGATATTTTGGAGATTAAAAAATAGACAAATGACAAACGCTTTTAAAAAGGGAATGTTGGATGCGCCCAAAAGACATCAGGTTTTGATTCGGGAAAAGATTAAAGAAAAGTTGGGCATCACAAGTCGTATACAATTCAATAATCGACGTGATGGCATCGTAAATCATACTCCGGCAGAAAGAGACGCCATAGAAGCCATTTTCAATGAGTTTGGAGTAACCGCCCCCTGGGGGAAAGAATGATATGAAAACCGATTCGATACTAACCAAAAGAGAGGCCCAGGTAGCCGAGTTATGCGTCAAGGGGTATATCGGGAAAGAGATCGCCGATAAGCTTAATACCTCTTACCGTACTGTCGTGAACCACTTTCAGAACATTTACGACAAAACAGGTATCCGCCGGTCAACCAATGCTCTCGTGTCGTGGTGGTTTTGCGTGAACTTTTCGATTGATATTTCAGAGACGGCAAAGCAGATTATCGCGGGGGTATTCTTTCTGATGGTTCTTCCTCACGAGATTTTCATTCACGACACACAGCGGCGCTTTTCTCGTAACGGGCGGGTTATCGAACTGGTAGAGAAAGATTACGAACCGGAATTTATGCCTCAAATGTTGGCTGCATAATAAAGCAAAAAAATGAAAGCAAGCATAAAAAAATACGACAAATATTTGGTGCAGTCAAAAACTTTACCCATATTTGCTGTGCCAAGAAACGCTAAGGTTTTCGAATCAAAGCGTCACATATTTACTACCGCTGATAAGGCGGGGTCCCTGTCTGACAATTCTTCTTCGGAAGTCTTGCGTTTCTTGGCGGAAATAGGGGCCCTGCCTCTTGTTACGTACATACTACTCAAGTTTTTCAGACAATGCCAAGAAACGAAAACTTGCAGTCAGTGGGGAATAATAGTACCCGAACTGCACCCGTACCTGAAGTACGGGACATCCTCAATCTTTCTGACGAAGAAATCCTTCTTCGCTTTCAATCCCTTACACAGGACGAATTGCGTGATCTCGTCCCAGTACTTCGTGCAACCATGTATGTCTTTGCAATGCGATAATCAGAATGGCTGTATGAAAACGGTTTTTCGAAATATTTCAGAAAAATGTTTGCAAAGTCGAAAGTTTTGCGTATGTTTGCCTTTGCCAAGACGCTTGAAATCATCATCAAGCAAAAACATACAAATAACCGCTGATAAAGCGGGGTTCTTATTTGGACGATTCTACTTCGGTGGTTTCGGCGTCTTGGCAGACTTCCAAAAGGGCCCTGCTCTTTTGCTATATACTATTAGCAATTTTTCATTTCCAAAATGCCAAGACGCGATGAAAAAATTGCAGACGGTGTACAAGGTACATCCGATGCTACGGCTAACGCCCGTAACAGCGTTGAATCCATTTTATTCCTCACGGACGAGGAAATCATCCGTCGTTTCAAATCTCTTTCAGAGAGTGAGATCCGCGATCTCGCTCCGGTGCTCCGTATCCTTTTCTGTATGCTCTTAATTCATAACAATAAACGCTAAACAATTGTATTACAATACACTAAATTAAAATATGATGGAAAATTTATTGCAATGTGATGGACGCCGTTTTCGGTGCAAAATCAATGAGACTCCCGCCGAAGGCAGAATCCGGGTAGAAGATAACAATGTGTATTTATGCCAAAATGAGATGGATGGGGCCGAAGCAGATAACAAGTTCGGTTATAAATATAGCTGGAGCGTTTCATCAGGATCAAAGGAATCTCTTGCATTAAACCATATTTCCGACTTCATCCTTACCCCTTCTACCCCCGATGAAATCGAATCCTACAAGGATTGGCAGGTGGGAGATAAGGTGTGTTGCAAGGAAGGTATCGTCATTTCTCCCTTCTCACTACATGGCGAAATTATTTTCAGAAGCGGAGAATTGGTTGTACCAAAATTCAATGACCGTGCCCCCTACGTGTTTACATGCAACGAGCTTTACAAGCGAGGCTATCGCCTCGATGTCGAACCCCTTTCTGAAGAAGAAAAAACCGTTGAAATTTCAATGGACGAGATTGCCGAAAAATGGGGCATTTCGAAAGATCAGTTGAGAATCAAGAAAGAATAATAACGGCGAGTGAGTGGCGGAAATGGCAGACGCACTTAAACAGGAGGGCTGATAGTGGTCGGGGCAACACAGTTGCCGGAGGACGCTCCTCGGAAAGCATCCATGCGGGTTCGAATCCCGCCTCACTCCTAAAAATGTTCAAGTAACGCCTCATGGATATGAAAATATACAAACAGAAATAGGCATGAACGGTATTCAAATCTTCCAAAACAATCAATTCGGGCAAATCAGAGTAGCCACGAACGAAAACGGCGAACCGATGTTCGCTGCGACCGATATTGCGCGGACTTTGGGTTACTCCAATCCCCAAAAGGCCATACGTGACCACTGCAAGGGGGTGAACGAATCGTTCACCCCTACTGAAAGCGGTATTCAGTCAATGAAATTCATCCCTGAGGCGGATGTTTTCCGTCTTATCATGAAGAGTCGTCTGCCACAAGCCGAGCAGTTCCAAGACTGGGTATGCGGAGATGTTCTCCCTTCGATCCGCAAGCACGGCGGTTATTTAACTCCGGAGAAAGTGGAAGAAGCATTGCTTAATCCCGATACTCTTATTCAGTTAGCCACACAGTTAAAAAATGAGCGTGCCAAGCGTATTGAAGCCGAGGCGCATAGTAAGGAGTTGGAACCTAAAGCACTCTTTGCGGATGCCGTTGCCACAAGCGACCGGTCTATCCTTATAGCCGAACTTGCAAAGATACTTCGTCAAAACGGGGTTGAAATTGGACAGAACCGTCTTTTTGAATGGCTGCGTCATAACGGCTACTTATGTTCGAAAGGCGAGTACTACAACCAACCGACTCAGCGCTCAATGGATATGGGATTGTTCGAGATAAAAAAGACCTCTATAACCAAGCCCGACGGCTCGGTGTTGGTAACGTGTACCACGAAAGTGTCCGGTAGGGGGCAGGTCTATTTCGTAAACAAATTTCTCTCTCGTTGTACGGCTTAACACACAAAGAGATGTCAGCGGTTAGTGTAAATATTTCAGAAAAATGTTTGCGAAATCAAAAGTTTTGCGTACATTTGTTATTGCGAACCGATACGAATATCGTATCACAAAAACATAATAACGCTGATAATAAAGCGTTGCCCTTTGTCCACTTCTACTACGGTAGTCGTGTCGGTTCGCAAAACTTGACAGGGCAACGCCTTTTTTGTTGCCATATATTAAAACTTTTAACTGACAAATGCGAACCGAAGTTAAAAGCACTAAGGCGAATAATAGTACCCTTACTGCACCTGTATCCGAATTACAGGACATCCTCAATCTCTCAAACAGGGAGATCGCAATCCGTTTACAATCACTCTCTTTGGACGATCTTGAAAAGCTCGCCCCGCTGCTTCGTGTACTTATGTATGTCGTTTTAACGCGAGAAAGCCATGCCGCAGAAGAACACCGAACAAACAGTAACCTTTGGTCAGGTGATGGATTATATTAGTGAATTAGAGGCATCTAACCGGGTGCTTAGCGCTGAGAACAATAAGATGCGCCACTACTTTAATCTTGAATTGGTGGCCGACGTGCCGGTATCGGTCAATACTGCGTGCGATATACTCGCTCGCCATGCGAACTCGATCCGATCATACATAACCAGTGGATTGCTCAGATTGCACCCCGACAGTACGGACAAAGCACTGAAGATAAGACTTGATTCGGTTCTCGCATTCAAAAAAGCTAAAGCGGAGAAACGATGAAAGCGGTACTATTTATTACAGCCATATTGCTTGCGGCGAACGAGTCGCGCGACATCTGGGTGAACCTGATCGGCATCGGATTGATGGCATTGCTTGTAGTTCTTTTTAACCACAAAAAACACACGACCATGAACGAAGATTTCAAAGTATCGGACAAAAGTAACGATCCGGATCTGAATACGCCCCGGATTGCACTTTCGAAGCTGGCCGTTTCGGGAGAAATGAGCGAAGACGGTCGCAAGGAAATTATCAACTACTTAAACGAATTGTAGCCATGATAAAGCTAACAGCCGAAGATTATCGCCGTATGGCTTTCTTGGTTGAAGACAAGTCATACGATTTCAGCAGTGATTTCGAAACTACGATAGAGTATGACACCGACCGGTTCAACTCCGATCTTCAGGTTCATGCAATGTCTTACGACCATGACGGAGAAACAAGGCTATTTATTACGTATGCACAATTAACAACCTCTATTCCAGAAGGCACAATAAATAATGACTTCGACAAAAACAGATTGCAGTACAATTTGGTTCATTAGGTTTTTGTAAGTTAAGGTTAATGATTCGCCCTGCGCCATCCGCGAGGCCCGCGCAGGTTATTTGAAAATTCAAACACGTAAATATTATGCTAACAGAATTAACATCGGATCAAAAAAGGATCATGCTTGAAACGCGTGATGAATGGATTAATCTATTCTTTGATAATGTCAGGAATAAACGAGGTATAGACAAGCCTGCTTTCGAAGAAGGGATCAAATGGCTTTACAACGATTTGCTGAAAAAGCCTACTCCGAAGATTATTTATTGTGATGGGTGGCTGAGCTGTTTATTAACCATCGCGATTTTAAAGAATAAAAACCTGATTAAAAAATCATGGGCTTCGGTCGGGGCTTCGGTCAGGGATTCGGTCTGGGCTTCGGTCTGGGATTCGGTCGGGGCTTCGGTCGGGGCTCCGGTCGGGGATTCGGTCAAGGCTTCGGTCAAGGCTTCGGTCAAGGATTCGGTCAAGGATTCGGTCGGGGATTCGGTCTGGGCTTCGGTCGGGGATTCGGTCGGGGCTCCGGTCGGGGCTCCGGTCGGGGATTCGGTCAAGGCTTCGGTCAAGGCTTCGGTCAAGGCTTCGGTCAAGGATTCGGTCAAGGATTCGGTCGGGGATTCGGTCTGGGCTTCGGTCTGGGCTTCGGTCGAGGCTTCGGTCGGGGCTTCGGTCGAGGCTTCGGTCAAGGATTCGGTCGGGGCTTCGGTCTGGGATTCGGTCTGGGCTTCGGTCGGGGCTTCGGTCTGGGCTTCGGTCAAGGATTCGGTCAAGGCTTCGGTCGGGGCTCCGGTCGGGGATTCGGTCAAGGCTTCGGTCAGGGATTCGATCAGGGCTTCGGTCTGGGATTCGGTCGGGGATTCGGTCTGGGATTCGGTCAGGGATTCGGTCATGGATTCGATCAGGGATTCGATCAGGGCTTCGGTCTGGGATTCGGTCATGGATTCGATCAGGGCTTCGGTCAATGAATATTCATCTTATATTGATTTATCGAATTATGGATGGGTCTCATTTTATGACTTTTTCGAAAAGATAAATCTGTTGGATAATTTCAATTTCAAGCAATATAAAAAGCTTATCAGATCTAATGTTTTCAATGCTTATGAATATGAAAATTACGTATTCGCAATTCAGCCTCCAGTGTATATAGAGACTAATTTAGCCGGAAGGCTTCATTCCACAACACAGGCTGCCGTCCAGTTCAGGGATGGATCGGAATATTATTTCATCAACGGCCGTCCTATTCCGGCATGGATTGTCAATGACAAAAGTTCCATCACGAAAGAGCGGTTTATGAAGGAAACGGATGCCGATATTAAAGGAGCTATTTATGAATCCATTGGACAGCAAGGTATGCTGGATCTACTCGGAGCGAAAGTAGTTGATCGGCGGGAAATCGTCCATGCTAACGGAGATAGGGAGGTTGTCGAACTTCTTAAAACGGATGATTTGTTTAAAGAAATCGATAACCAGCCTTTCGCATGGGTCTCGATGTGCTGTCCGAGTACGGGCACTCATTATCTGCAAGGTGTAGAACCGCACCATACGAACGCGATAGAAGCCATTGCATCCCTTTCGCCATTTAACGCTAAAGATTATTCATTCAATTTCAGAGCATAAATTATGGAAAACATCAGATTTCATCAGGGCGATGTGATCGGGGCTTCGATAGATGCGATCCCGGCATCCGCAATCATGGTTAAAAACCGTCCTTTAGCAATCAGCGACCGCACGAAGCATGCGCACGTGTTGACCGGTAATGTAGAACGTTACGAGGTTGACAAAAGGGTCATTTATAAAGTCAACGAGGAATCGATACTTCAGCATGTATCATTGTTGTCTATGGACGATGAGTCTTATCGGTCGCCGATAGATCGGAAATGGGAAGATCATAAGCCGATCAGATTGTCCCCTGGCATATACGAGTTCTGGATACAGCAGACATACAATCCTTACACTCGATTGATGGAGGATGTGAAGGATTAAAAACGGAGTTTAATACTATAAATATATGGAACGGTCAGAATCAATAAAGAGCCTTGCAATTGCTTTGTGTAAGTTTCAAGGTTCGGTAGCCAAAGTAAAAAAAGAAGCTACAAATCCATTTTTCAAATCCAAGTATGCGACCCTTGCTAATATACTCGACGTAATTAGCAAACCATTATCTGAAAATGGGCTTGCTGTAAGTCAGTTGCCCGTTGGCGAAACCGGGCTCACGACGATTCTGATGCACGAATCAGGAGAATTTATTATGGAGACTTACCAGATGAAGCCCGTAAGGAATGATCCGCAGGGAATAGGCAGTTCTATCACCTATCAAAGAAGGTATGCCATCGGCGCTGTTTTAGGGTTGAATATTGACGATGACGATGATGGGAATGGCGCAAGTGGAAATAAAACGACCGCTAACAAATCATTAGGGCAGAAACCCGCTACTAACGATAAAAAAATGTTTTGTCGAAGTGATGAGAACCTGGTCAATTGTTTATGTGATTTGGTAACAGGTCAGAATTTGTGCGGTAAGAACACTAAAAAAGAAAAATGGACGATGGCGCAGTTCGAAACATCCTTGCGGGGATTTACCCCTGAAGATTACACTTGGCTGGTGAATCGCGCAACGAACGGAATCAAATCAAATCAAAACGTATAGCGATGAAAACAGCAGTCGAAATCATTGAATCAGAAGTATCCCTCCCTATTGCAATAAGTCAGGCAAAAGAATTTATACTGAGTGGAGAGATTGACCCACTGAAAGTGTGGGCTAATATGTCCCGGTTTAAAAAGATGATTGAGGCGTTGCAGGAGGATGCGGAAATTAAGGATTATGCCCTGCGAGAACTTTCCAAATACGGGAAGGAGCATCAGGTATCCGATTGTAAACTGGAGCAATTCGAGGCTGGCGTGAAATACGATTATACTGTGTGCGGAGACGGTACGCTGGATGAACTATATAAAATGCGTAACGCGGTCAATATGGACATCAAAGATCGTGAAAGTATGCTACGCGGTATTCCCGAGAATGCGACGTTGGCGGATGCCGATACGGGTGAAATTTTGCGGCATCCCATAAGGACATCGAAAACGACAATCAAAACAACTTTTAAAAAATAACGAAATGAGCGATTTAATCAATGCGTCGATTTGTGTGACCGACATACCGAAATCCAAGATCAAACTTGCCGAAAACGGCAAAAAGTACATGAATATCACCATTGCGACACGGCGCGAACCTGATAAGTATGAGAATACACATACAGTATTTATGAGTCAAACCAAAGAAGAACGGGAAGCGGGAACGGGACGCATTTACATTGGCAGTGGAAAAGGATTCGATTTTACACCGGCTGCAACGACTCCGGAAAGCGTAGACCAAATGCCAGTAGCATCAGACACGGACGATCTGCCTTTTTAAACCATGATCTACGACCTGAATAACATACTCGATAAAGAGCGTTTTAAACGTCGTTCGAACGATCTGTACAAGAAGAAAGCGGTCGTCGAACTGACCGAGAAAAAACGCAAAAGAACCCTGTCGCAAAATAGCTACCTGCATTACCTGCTCGGATACTATGCGATGGAAACGGGAAATACTATCGAATATGTGAAACGGGAATATTTCAAAAAACTGTGCAATCCTTCGCTGTTTCTGATTCCGAAACATGATAAATATATCGGAGATGTGTACGACTACCGCAGTTCCGCAGGGCTGACAACCGTCGAAATGACACAAGCGATAGAACGGTTTAGGAATTGGAGTTCATCCGAATGCGGGATATACCTTCCATCCCCCGATGAAGAAGCATTCCTGCAAAGCATTGAAATGGAGCTTGAAAGACACAAGAATTATTTATGAATGAGATCGAGCAGAAAACGTTCAATACAGTGGCCCATATTTCCGCAGGGAAGGCACTTTCCAAACTAATTCCGACCACTGCGACTATGGGGGAGATATTCTCTCTGATGAAGGATGCCGACAGCGAGGAAGTACGAAAGGCGCTACGCAGTCTGACGCGATCCGGAAGGCTCACATACGGCAGAACGATAAATGACTTTTACTTTAAAATTAATACGGATGGAAAAGAATAAAGACGACCCCCAAGGTGAATTTTACCGGTTGCTGAACGAGGAAAAAAGACTGATACGTCAACTCGGACGTACAGGGCTATGCACCGGGAAACTAAAAGAACTGAGCCGTATTCAGGCTCGCAGGGCCAAAATTGGCAAGATATTAAACATTGGAATGTTATAATCCGAATGGACGGCTTTATTCGATTAAATAGAAAGTTCTTCACGAATGTTTATTGGTCGCAGCAACGCACCTTTAGTCTGTCGGAAGCGTGGCTCGATTTGATTCAGATGGCACGATTTGACGCGGAACCAGCAACGAAAGAACTACCTAACGGTCGCTTGATAACTATTAAACGAGGCGAAATACACGCGGGTTTGCGATTCTTATCCGATCGTTGGGGCTGGAGTGTCGAAAAGACGCAGCGATACATCAATAAGCATATTAAAAAACACGAAATCGAACGCCGAACCGAACACGGAGAAAGCATTATAAGTCTCTGTAATTACGAGTATTACAATCCGATGGAAGGCACTCTGCCGAACACTACCTCAGACACTATGTCAGACACTACCCCGTACACTGCCCGAACACCGACCAGTACGAATAATAAGAAAGATAAAGAAGTAATATATAAAAAAACTCTCTCTAAAGAGAGAGTAAAAAAAGATTTCGTACCGCCGTCTCTTTCGGACATGGAGGAATACTTTGAGCAGAATGGATACACTCGTGATGCAGCTAAAAAAGCGTATCTCTACTACACCGCTGGAGATTGGGTTGATAGCAAAGGGAATGCAGTAAAAAACTGGAAGCAGAAATGTGTTCAGGTTTGGTTCAAGCCGGAAAATCAACTTTTCAAAATGCCTTTGTAGCTATGTTTATCATCGAAACCAAAACGCAGAAATTATACGAAATTAATCCGGCGAAGCCGCATGGCGAGAATTACATGACTTGCCCGGTGTGCTCGGAAACCCGCAAAAAGAAGCGGGAAAAGTGCTTCGTATGGAATGCGGACAAACAGATAGGTCACTGTTGTCACTGTAATGCCACTTTTTCGGCACATATGTCGCTTAAATCCCGGCAACCAAAGGATTATGTCATTCCGGTATGGAAAAACAAAACTGAACTATCGGATGAAGCAGTAAAATGGTTTGAAGGCCGGATGATCTCGCAAGCTACGATTCGGGATATGCGGATTTATTCGGACAGAGAGTGGATGCCGCAGTTCGGTAAGGAGGTAAAGGTCATTTGTTTCCCGTACTTCATCGAAGGCAAATTAGTCAACATCAAGTACCGCGGGCCTAAAAAGTCATTTCGGATGGTAAAAGATGCAGAGCTGACGTTTTACAACTTCAACTGCACTTCCGAAGCCAAAGATTTGATTATCTGCGAAGGTGAAATGGATGCACTCAGTTTTATCGAGGCTGGGTTTAAAAATGTTGTTTCTGTACCGAATGGGGCCGGGGCTACGGATTTACCCTATCTCGACAATTACATCGACAGTCTCGGACACATCGAGCGATTCTATATCGCGACGGATTTTGACGATGCAGGATTGAAGTTACGCAACGAGTTGGTACGTAGGCTGGGCTCCGAAAGATGCTTGATCGTCACCTACAAGGGACGTAAAGACGCCAATGAGTTGTTGATTGCCGAAGGTGGCCTGGCTATCCGGGAGGTAATCAAAAACGCTCAGGAGATTCCGATTCAGGGATACATCCATCTGTCTGATCGATATGATGATATTTTCGCCATGTACCAACATGGGCTTCCGGAAGGGAATCGTATCGGCATTGCAGAAATCGACGAGACGATCCGGTGGGAAGTATCGCAGCTTGCCATTTGGACGGGCATACCTTCGCACGGGAAATCGGAAATGCTCGATTACATAGCGGTTCGTCTGGCTGTGATGCACGACTGGAAAACGCTGTTCTTCTCACCGGAGAATTATCCTGTCGAAAATCATTATGCGAAGATTGCTGAAAAGTTAATCGGCAAGCCGTTCAAAGAGTCGGACATGAGCCGCGATGAGTTCGATACGGTGTTTGACTACATTGAGAGCCACTTCTTTTGGCTCGATCCTTATGAGGATCCGACGCTTGAGAACGTTCTGAGCCGAGCAAAACAATTCATACAGCGCAAAGGAATCAAGCAGGTCGTAATGGATCCGTTCAACTGTATGGAACACAAGAGGGACAGAAGCGAAACGGGATCCGAATACGTTGGTCGCTTTCTCGATGAATGTTCCCGATTTACGAAACGTTACGGTATTCTGGGACATTTGGTCGCACATCCCACGAAGCTGGAAAAGATGCAAGGCGGAATATATCCTCCGCCGACACTCTACGACATCAGCGGATCCGCTAATTTTTATAACAAAGCCGATTATGGTTTGACAGTATATCGTGATTTCGTGAATCATCGAACAAAGCTGATACCGACGAAAGTACGTTTCAAGAATTTCGGGCATCCGAGCTCAGAAGGTATCGTATTGCAGTACAATCCCCGTAACGGAAGGTATCAGGTTCCGCCGGGAGACATCAATCTGCTGGACAATTCCAACTGGCTGCAACCGCGACAAGACGGTTTCCAGAATGACAATACATGGACTATCGACAGTGATGTACCCTTTTAAAATTATTTCAAAATGATTCATATCGGCATAGACACCGGCGTTAAAACAGGATTCGCCTCATGGGACTCCGAAAAAAGACATTTTATGGAGATCGTTACGCTAACGATCACACAGGCAATGGAGAAAGTACTTATTTACCGGAATTTCGGCCTTACTACCGGAAGCGAAATCAGATTGTATATCGAAGATGCTCGTCTACGCAAGTGGTTCGGCAATACCGGGCGGGAAAAATTACAGGGAGCAGGATCGGTTAAAAGAGACGCGCATATCTGGCAGGACTGGTGTCGGGAGCATGAAATCGATTGCCTGATGGTCGCTCCGAAAAACAATAAAACGAAAATGAACAGCGAGTCGTTCAAACGGCTTACCGGATGGCGGAAAGCCGTATCGGAACACGCACGGGATGCGGCTTGCATGGTGTATGGTCGGTAAAAACATTAAAAAACGTTAAAAACTTTAAAGAATTATGGAGGCTGTACAAGTAAAACAATTATCGCCTGGGGATAGGTTCGCCTTGAGGGACTGGATGGATAAACCTCAGAACAGAGTCGTTTACAGAATCCCAGAGAGGCCTTCTGACTCCGTTGTCGCTAAAAGAAAAACCATCGAAGTCATCTGCGAATCAGGGGGGGCAAAAGGATTAGGAATGATCTGTGGGTTTATAAGTTATCGAGAGTAAATCAAATTTAAACCCAAATCTAAACAACATGACGCACGGATCTTTGTTTTCAGGCATAGGAGGTTTCGACCTTGCGGCTCGTTGGGCCGGATGGGATAATCTGTTCAACTGTGAAATAGACCTTTTT